GTTTTGAGCGCGGTGTACTGCGAATGTCTCCTAATCTTGCTGGCCGTCAGTCAAGCTTCGACGCTGTGGTCAGTTTTGCGTTCAACGCTGGAGTCGGGAATTATCAGCGGTCTACGATAAGAATGAAGAACAACCGTGCCGACTATGAAGGTGCAGCAGAAGCGTTTATGATGTGGACTATGGGCGGGGGCAAAGTGTTACCGGGATTGGTGCGCCGCCGCAAGGCTGAAAAAGCGTTGTACCTGCGAGGTGAGTAGTGGCCGTCCAGAAAAAAGCTATCGGCGAAGCAATCAAACAATCGTATGCCCGAGGTGGCATGGCTGCGTGCCCTGTTGCTACAGTGGACATCCACGTTAACCTGAAGAATCGAAACAATGCCATCAAAGAGTATGGCTATGGGCCCTTGAACCCAGAAGAACCGTCCAAGGACTTTTGGGACAAGAAAGCCAGGATGTGGGGCATCTCCATTGAAGATGCCCAAACAGCGCGGTGTGGCAATTGCGCCGCGTTTATTCAGACCCCAGCGATGCTGGCCTGCATTGAAAAAGGCATTCACGCCGAAGACGCCCAGGAAACGGGCATGGAGCTTGAGAAAGATGTCGTTAAGCGATCTAACTTGGGCTATTGTGAACTCTTTCATTTCAAATGCGCCGGAGCGAGAACTTGCGACGCATGGCTGGTCGGGGGTCCAATTAAGTAATGCCATTACTACGACTATTCCTCAAGCCAGGAATTGACAAACAAAACACGGAATACGGCGCTGAAGGCGGATGGATCGACGGTGATTACATCCGTTTTCGTTATGGCCTGCCTGAAAAACTAGGTGGTTGGACATGGTTCAATGAGCAAGCGCAATACCTCATTGGTATGGTCAGCGATGTGCTTACATGGAATGATCTGGGTGGTCTACCTCACCTGATCGTTGGCACCACACGCAAGCTCTATACTTTTTATGGCGGCACGTGGTACGACATTACGCCCCTTCGTGAAACGACAGCCCCTGGAGCGGTAACCTTTGCAGCTTCGGCAGGCAGCGATATCGTTACGGTAACTGATACTTCTCACGGCGCTATTGTCGGTGACTTTGTGACTTTCAGTGGCGCAGTCAGCTTGGGCGGCAATGTTACAGCGGCCTTTTTGAACGCTCAGTTTCAGATTCAAACCGTACCCACGGCTAACACCTACACCATTAAAGTGGGTGTCACCGCTGATGGCAGTGATTCGGGCAACGGTGGCGGTGCTGTGGTTGGCGCTTATCAGATCAACGTGGGATCAGATCAATCGTTTCAAGACCTTGGCTGGGGCACGGGAACCTGGAGCCTTGCGACTTTTGGCACCCCTCGACCTGCTTCCGCAGCACTTACCTTGACCTCTCGGGTATGGCAGTTTGATAACTTCGGTGAAAACATCGTCTGTCAGCTTGTGCAAGGAAAGGCCTACCTATACGACGTCAGCAGCGTAGGATCCCGCGCTACGTTGCTAATTGGTGCGCCTACCAAGACAACCTACTCGTTGATTTCCACGCCTGATCGTCACATGGTTTGCTTGGGCACGGAATCTACGGTTGGCGACCCAACGACCTACGATCCCATGTTTGTGCGCTTCTCAAACCAGGAAGACATCAATACGGCAGGATCCTTTGTCGAATCAGCAACCAACACAGCCGGTGGTCAACGGCTCACGGACGGTACGTTCATCATCAGCGGCATTCGCTCACGCGGACAGATTCTGATCTTCACCAACAGCGCATTGCACGGCATGCAGTATGTAGGGCCTCCGTACACCTTCAGCTTTCAGCAGCTTGGCGCAAACTGCGATTGTGCAGGCCCGCATGCAGCGGTAGACGTCAACGGCGTGGCTTTTTGGATGGGCATCAATGCCTTTTACATGTTTGACGGTACGGTCAAGAAGCTTGCCTGCACGGTCCAGGACTACGTGTTCAAGGACATTGAGTTCCGGCAGTCCAATAAGTTTCACGCAGGCGTGAACTCCCAGTTCAATGAGGTCACATGGTGGTATTGCTCTGAAGGATCGGATCAGATTGATCGCTTTGTGACTTATAACTATCTCGAGAATGTCTGGTCCGTGGGCAGTATGGCACGCACCGCCTGGAATGACATTGGTACTTACAACTATCCTGTAGCTGCTGAATACCTCAATGCCAGCACCGAAACGCCCGTGGATGGCCCAATTTATGGGCTGACCGCTGGCAGATCGGGGATCTATTTACAAGAGGTGGGCGTGAACGGTGTGGATGGCGACAGCCAAACGGCCATCGCGTCTTACATCAAGTCAGGCTACTTTGACATTGGCGACGGTGACCAAGTCATGTACATGCGACGATTCATTCCTGACTTTAAGAATCAGGTCGGTGATCTGACAGTGCATTTGCTTTTGCGGTACTACCCGCAAGAGACCGCCAATCCGAGTTCCTTGGATCCTTATGTCATCACACCCACAACCAACAAGGTCGACACCCGTGCGCGGGGCAGGCAGATTAGTCTGAGGATTGAAAGCGATCAAGAGGACGATAACTGGCGCTACGGCACGATGCGCGTTGACATCCAACCTGATGGGTTACGATGAGCAAGATCACTAATGTTCGACTGCCTAATGCTTCGCCGCAATACAGCCCGGAGCAGTTCAACCAATTAGTGCGATCGCTTGAGCAGGTCATTCTGCTGCTCAACAGCACCTACGGATCCGTCTCTGATCAAAACATCTCAGGTGCACAGTCTTGGTTTAACGGAAGTCCTGGGCGTGCAGGGCAGTCGGGCTCGCAAGGGGTATTGCTGCCCTACGGCGCATTCCAGGATGGCACGGATCAAGTAGCAGGATCCACGACTTCTGCTTATGCCGTCAGGCTCAACACGACGGACTACACCAATGGTGTCTACATTGGCTCACGCACGGCAGTCTTCACGGGTACGATCGATGACGGGACACCCCCTGGCGCGGGGACCGTGCTTAACGTAACAGCAGTCACTTCAGGAACCATTGAGCTTGGCATGCAGTTAACAGGCACGGGCGTGACCGCTGGAACACGAATCACGGCCTACGGTACAGGAAGCGGCGGCACAGGCACTTACACGGTAAACACATCCCAGGAAGTGACAAGCACCACAATCACAGGTGATCTTCCCTCAAAGATTACGGTGGACTATGCAGGTCTTTATAACCTGCAATTCAGCTTCCAGTTTGTCAACACCGATACGCAAATCCACGATACGGACGTGTGGTTTAGGAAGAACGGCACCAACATCGCTAACAGTAACAGCCGTTTTTCCGTTCCTAACAGTCACGGTGGCGTAGATGGTCATTTAATTGCCGCGCTTAACTTCTTCTTGGACATGGATCCAGGAGACTTTGTTGAAATTATGTGGCATACGGATGATGTTCAGGTATTGATTGAGCAACTGCCCACCGCAGCCTCTCCGACGCGTCCCGCAACGCCTTCTGCCATCGTCACGATGTCATATGTATCTTCTTTGGTGTAGCCATGGCCAATAAATATCTTCGCAAGAACGTCATCCCGTCCGCAGCCACAGAGACTGAGTTTTATGTGGTGCCGACGGCCAACACGGCCATCTTGCGCTCGTTACGGGTGACCAATGCTAACGCTACACGCACCACAATTACGATTTCCCAGTACGACGCAGGCAGTGCAACCGAGCATTTTTTGTTGAAGTCTTATCCCCTGCCGCCTAATACGACCTTTGATGTGTTCAACGGTGTGCCCTGCGTGTTACTGGAAGGCGATGAGCTTGCTGTTGAATCGTTACTTTCAGACTGCCACTTCTATCTTTCCTATGTAGAAGTGGACAGGAACTAGCGTGATCCGTCATAATTCCAGCCATCTTTCGCGTCCTTTCCAGGCGCGCGGTCCATGGACCATGGCTCAATCGGAAAGGTACTAACATGGACGAAATGCAAGGCGTAATGGCGCTCCCCGAAGCTCAAGGTGCAGGGATGCGGCCCGAGGACATGGCGTTGATCGAACAGATCCGCCAAAACGTGCCTCGTCAAGAGATTACTCAAGAGTTCCTGGCAGCAGGCGAGCAGGCCGATCCCCAGGCCGTGTCCGAGTTCAAACAAGAACTCGCAGGTCTTGAACTTACGCCCGATGAGTTGAACAAGCTCAATACGATGGTGGATGCCATCCTTGCTGCACCGCAAGATTACGCCAGCTTACGGCGCGCCTATCTTGCCGAGGGCATGCCCGAAGATCTCTTGCCTGAGCAGTTTGACCCGGCATTTTTTGCCGCTTTAAACATGGCGATCGACACGATTGCCATGAACCCCGGATCACCGCCCCCGATGGCCATGGCCATGGGCGGGGTGGCAGATCTTGCTGCTTACGGTCGCAATGGCGACACGATGCTTGCGCACATCACACCGCAAGAAGCTGCAATGCTCAAGCGCATGGGTGGCTCAGGTACGATCAATCCGTATACGGGATTGCCTGAATACGCCAGTATCTTTAAGAAGATCGGCAACGCAGTCAAAAAGTTTGCCAAGAGCACGGTGGGCAAGGTCATTATTGGCGTGGGAGCCAGTCTTTTTCTTGGTCCACTGGCAGCTAGTTTCTTGGGGCCTACATTAGGGGCGGCAGCAACTGGTTTTGCAGCTAGCGCGGGAACAACGCTCTTATCTGGCGGAAATCTCCGTGATGCACTCAAGGCCGGTGTGTTTGGAGGCCTTTCCGCAGGCTTATTCCAAGGTGTCACTCAAAGTTTTCAGGGGTTACCAACAGGGGCGGAGACAGCGGCTGCTGGCGCTCCTTCTGTTTCCCCAACAGGAGCGCCTCCTCCCGGAGGAGCGTTGCCATCACTAGCTGAAACAGCAGCAGTAGACGCGGCACAGACTATTCGTTATCCAGGAAGCAGTATTGACTACAGTCAGGCCTTTGACGTTGCTTCAGCGGGACCCGTTGAACTTGCAAGACCTATTCAACCGGTTCCTGTGCAGGCTACGCCGGATCTTGGTCCAATGCCTCCTATGTCGGCAGGACCTCCTCCAGCATTCCCAGATTCACGGGCGGGATTTGATATATCGGCACGTCTTGAAGGAACAAATACGGCATTTTCCCCTGGTGCGGTTGCCGGGACTGGGCAGCAGGCTGGCGGAGGCGTCATGGACCTTATCCGACAAGGTGAATATGGTAAGGCTGCCGGTGCTGCTTATGACCGTATCATGCCAGAGGCACTCGGAGGACAGCGTGGAGCTGTTACGCCTGACATGATCAATGACATGCGTTCTAAAGCCACAGATCTCGTTATGGCTAAACACCCGTCGTTCGCTGCACAGGCAATGACAGATCCTACTGCAAAAACCATTTTTGATAAGATGGTGACTGACCAAGCCACCAAGTTGGCTACTCCTGGCATGCTATCCACCTACGGCCCACTCGCCGCTCTCGGCATTGGCGCACTAGGTCTGTCGGGAGGCTTCAAGACCAAAGACGCCCAAATGCCTGACCTGTTCAAGGGCCCCACAGGCTTCCAGCTCGCCAGGATGTACCCAAGCATGTACGGCTTGCAGTATGGTGGCGTGCGTCCCACAGCTTACGGCGGCATGTACCTGACCCCTCCCGGCTACGCTGAAGGCGGCGGTGTGATGGACACGCCTCAAGCAATGCGCGTGGGTGGCAAAACCTACCCTCGCAAGATCGGCGCGATCAACGGTCCAGGGACCGGGACGTCGGACTCTATTCCCGCGATGCTCTCAGACGGTGAGTTTGTGTTCACGGCCAAAGCAGTACGTGCCATGGGCCAAGGCTCACGGCGCAAGGGCGCTAAAAAGATGTATAAGCTAATGAAGATGCTGGAAGGAAAAGCAGCATGAGTACGACTTACGCCACCCAAGTATCCCGCGAAGCCCCAGAAATTGAAGCCCTCAAAATAGGGCTGATGGATGAGGCACGCAGGCTTTACAGCCAGCCTATTAATCTGCCTGCGGTTGAAGCAGCAGGACTATCTCTAGGTCAAACCCAGGCTGCTGATCTTGCTCGCCAGGGCATTGGTTCGTATGAGCCTTTCTTGCAAGCCGGATCTCAAGCCGTTACTCAAGGCATGGGGCTCACGCAACAAGGTGCCCAACAACTCGGCAATCTTAATGTCTCCCCACAGTTTGGTGCAGCGCAAGGTGCGTTCCAAAGTGCGTTGGGCGCAACCAGCCGACTAGGTGGTCTGGGCGATGTGGCAGCAGGATACTCTGCCGCCGACACGCGTCGTGCAACGCAGCAATTAGAAGATGCCATGCGTGGCGCGGGAGGCATTGAAGCTGCTGGTTCAGCCGCGCTTCAAGCGGGCATCGGCGCGTTGGGTGCGCAGGGCTACAAAGATTACTACAACCCGTTTGAAAAAGACGTTATCGCTGCCACACAGGATGATCTTAGGCGTCAAGGCGAGATGGCTCGCACAGCACTTGCTGGTCAAGCCGCACGGTCAGGTGCTTTTGGCAGTACGCGTGAGGGCGTGCAACGCGCCATTTTAGAAGGCGAGCTGTTAAGAAACGAAGCCAATGTGTTAGCAAACTTGCGATCACAGGGTTTCAATACTGCACAACAAGCTGCACTAAGTCGTGCAGGTATGTATGGTCAACTAGGCACGCAGGCAGGTGCGTTACGTTCCCAACAAGCAGGTCTTCAAGGCCAGTTGGCAGGGCAATCCGCAGCACAAGCTTTCCAGGCAGCACAGCTTGGTCAGGCAGGGACCGCGCTCCAGGGACAACTGGCAGGGCAAGAAGCAGGTCTATACGGCCAGCTTGGCCAAGGCATCGGTGGCCTTGCTGCTCAACAGGCGGGCCTTGAGATGCAGCGTGCAGGTCTCTTGGGCAGTTTGGGAAGTCAAATGGGCCAGCTCGGTGTGCAGCAAGGCGCGTTGGGCCAGACGATGCAAGGCCTTGGAGCGGCAGACGTGCAACTCATGGCAGGCATCGGTGGTCTCGAGCAGCAAAACGCTCAGGCGCAACTTGATGCGATTCGCGCCACGCAAACGCAAGAAGCCATGCTGCCCTTCCAGCAGTTGGGCTTTGTGTCGGACATCTACCGAGGCGCACCGACCACGCAGATGGCGTTGACCTCGCAGACTGCACCCAGCGCTAGCCCCTTGCAGACAGCCTTGGGCCTTGGGATTGCAGGACTTGGTGCTGCTTCAGGCGCACAACGCGCAGGACTTTTTGGCTAAGGAGCCGCGATGAAGTCAAAAGTATTGGACCGACCCATGTTTAAGGGCGGCAAGATGGATCCCGACGAGGTCGGGATTATGTCCATTTTGATGGGCGAAGATGATGACATGGGCGAGGACGAAGATGAGTCCGACATGGCCAAGCTCATGGATCGTCGGCCTGACTCGCCTGAGATCCTGATGAACAATCTTCGCGGCGATGTGCGCTCGATTGACGCGCGGTTCGAGGAGCTTGCTGATATGGTCGGCTACGACGCTGCCCAGCAAACGCCCCCTGAAGTGCTTGCGCTCTTGCAGCCTGTGTTAGCTGCCGAACAGCAGGGCATCGCTGCCTTACCGGCCATGGCCCCTGGAGCTGCACCAGCAGCAATCCCCACCCCGCCACCGCCAATGGCAGCGCCCGCTGGTCCAGGCCTACCTCCAGGGGCCGCTCCTCCAGAAGCAGCGGGCATTGGCTCACTGCCCATGGGCATGGCCAAGGGAGGGCCTGTAGTCCAGCGTTTTAGGAATGGCTCATCTGAGAGGGCGGTTGAGTCCATGGATAACGAGCCCTCGGAAACTTCCGATATCGCTCAAGTCCTTGAAGGCCTGCGCGGGAACATGACTCAGGAACAAGCCAAAGCGCTTTACGGATCAGATTTTGTTGAGCGAGCGAGACAGGCCGCGTTAAAGCGCATGGAGCCTTACCCTGTTCCCAAGTTTGAAAACGTACTTAAAGAGAAGATTCCCTTTTATCAAGGTTTGCTTGGGCAAGACAAGAGCTTGACCCAAGCGCAAATGCTTTTTGACATTGCAGGAGCAGGACTTGCACTGGCCGGAAATGTGGATCCACGCACGGGGCAACCGATGCGGGGTTCTCTTGCGTCTCGCATTGCGGGTGCTGCCAGTCAGCTTCCGGCGCAGATTGGTGCGCGTGCTTCGGAAGCAGAGAAGATGGCGCAACAAATCAAGATGCTAGGCATACAGGCCGCTGAGAAAGAAGTGTCCGCAGCCCGTACCGAGGCATTGGCGCGGGAGAAGGGTCTGGCTGATTTCTTTGGCAAGCTTGTACCCAAGACAGGAGCAGGTGCTAATAAGCCTGTTATTAGAGAAATCGCCGGAGAGGTGCGTGTTTATGATCCAGCTAAAGGTGGTGATATAACGAGTCCGAGTTCTTGGATTTCACTTGGGAAAAAACCTGCCTCTGGCTTCAGCGAATCAGATTTTAATCAGTTTAGGACTGAATACGCCCCCGCTATTCTAGATGGCACCGCTACGGCAGAACAAAAACGTAACTTTTTATCAGCCGTAACTGACTATACGCAGGCTAGGTGGGTACCTACCACAAGGACAGAGACAAACCCCACTACCAAAGAGACTTATTTAGTCCAAAAAATGGAGGAAATTCCAGGCAAAAAATTGGATGAAATCCAGCAACGTGCTCTTAACAAGCTCCGGGCAGAGATGGGCAAGGACTTTAATAGCGTCCTTAAGCAAAGTGCTGCAATCACCCCAGACAGAGCTCCTCAAGAGCCTGCTGCTACAACTACAGGTGGCAGTGCTGCTTCGACTACAGGGACCGCTCGTGTCCCAACCACCGGTGGCAGTGCTGCGCCAGCCGCGCCTGCTGTCGCATCGACCACGGCTCAAGGACCAAGGACCGCGTCTGGTACCACAACGACTCCTTTGTTTACACAGCCTGCTGCTCAGTCTAACGTTAACTTTAGGTTCGGGATCCAAGGCTCTGGCATGACGCCTCAAGCGGCCTTGTCGAGCGGTACAGTCGTGCCTACTATCATGGATATCACTTCCATGGGTCTTAGCACAGGCATTATTAGTGTTCCTGCTGCTGCGATTACAAGCGTTCCTGCTATGGGACAGTTTGCTCCAGGTGAGCAACAGGCGGTTGCCTACGCTAGGCAAGCCATACCACTTATTTCTCGTTCTTTGCTTGATGCAGACAGGGTAACGGTTACTGAATTGCAGATGAAGGAAAAGGAACTTGAGTCACTGCTTCCAACGATTAGGACTAACCCAACCGCAGCGGGCCGTGAACTGTTGGCGCTTGATTCAACACTGGCTGCAAGAGAGATGTCCCTTAAGAATAAGATAAACAACCCTGATTTAGCGATTGATTTAAAGAACGGGTATCGTGATCGCTTAAGTGATGTTCAAGCCGCTCGGAATGTTTTAGGCGTAAGAGACACACCTCGTTTTTCGACGATTGATCAAATGGAATCCTACATAAAAGGATCACCAAAAGGATCGCCCATCTACTTTTATTTCATGCCCGATGATAGGACGCTTAAGGGCTATACGGATGATGCAGGAAAGAAAGTTCCCGGCTTAAACCCAGCTGATGCGCGAAGGTTCAGGGAAAATCCGTTTGTGGTAATCAACCGATAACGGGGACTATTTGATGGCTGAAGCAACTAACAAACCACCCTCTGATCGCCTGCGAGAGCTTGGCTACGAACCTTCCACGGTTTTTTCGGACGTCAAGGACACCGCCGCTCAGATTTTTGAAACGATTCGGCCTGAGTCTTCTTACCCGTCTGACCCTCGCTTACAGGGTCTAGGCATCGTTATTGGCGGTTCGCCAACACTGACTGATCGAGCAGTAGAAGCTGGTTATCGGACAGGGCAGGGCATCGTCGAAACATCGCCTGCTGTGGCAGGAGGAATAGCCGGACTTCGCGCCGGTCAACTGACGGGTAGTCCTGCCATAGCTGCAACCCTGGCTGGATTGGGCTTTACAGGGGGTCTTGTAACCGGTCAAGCCCTTAGTGACCGATTTTTTGTCAAGCCTCCTGAACAAGAGCGTCCATATGCGGAAGCTTTCAAATCATTTGGATCGGCTCTCCCGTTTATGGGCTTGCCTTATCTCGGCCCTGGACCCCGTGTTGCAGGCGCAGCACTGTTTCGCCCAGCAACACCACCCGCTGAACTCGCAAAAATTGAAGCTGTTCTTCAGGCAAGACAGGCGGGCAAGGGCGGACCGTTGCCATCTGTGGGAGAAATTGTCCAGGCTGTTGACCAAGCTGTGTTTGCTGGTAAGAAGACTGCCTTAACCACCCCAAGAGTTACCGCTGGGCAAGAGGTCATGGCCGGAACAGGCGCTGGATTAGGAGCGTTTATCGCTGAAGCTTTTCCAGGATCAAACCAACTTGGCGTTAGTCAAGATGTTAACCGTATGCTATGGGAAACAGGTCTTGGTACATTCAGTCCAGTCAATATTTTGGCAGGATTTTCAGGCAACATCGGAGACACCGTCAAGAATATGGTGTCGCGCTTTACGACAAAAGAGGGTGTCCTTAATCGATCGGGCGCTCTCCTGCAAGAATATTATGACAAACGTGGAACCGACACCAACGAGTTGCTGCGTATATTGGATGACCCGTCCGCTGTTTCGACGTTAACAACTGTAGAAAAACTGGGCGACTTTGCGGATGTTGGGCGGTTGGCCAACATGCTCAAAGAACAGAGCAAGGTGCTTGGCGGCGAAATGGCGCTCCGCACGGAACAAAATGTCCGTTCGATAGCCAATCTAATTAACCTGCTCGGTGATGTTGGAACACCTGACTCATTAGCACTGGCGGCAGGCTTGCGAGAGACCATGTTTAAGGACATGCTCAAGCATCGAGCAACGATTGCCTATGCTCAAGCAGCACAGGCCAACGCAAAAATTCCAAAAAACAAAGCGGATACTAAAGAAGAGCAAAGTCTTCGCACACGGGAGATCTTGCAGGGGTCTCTTGATGATTCAAGACAGGTTGAGGGTTTCTTTTGGGATCTGGTACCCAAGCGTGTGGAGGTCCAAATTCTGGATGTTCAGCGCCAGATAGGCGCTGGGAAACTGTCTAAGAAAGAAGGCGATGCACAGATACAGCAGATCCTGCAAAGTAACACCATCAGGCCTGAAAAATTTATTAAGACGTATGAAGATCTCATGGCCGACATGTCAGTGGCAGAGACGATGCCTGCTGAAGCAACGGCCCTTTATACGCGCTATAAACGCGCAACCTTACCTGACGATCAGGTGCTTGAGGAAATCCGTGCATCAAAAACGCCCCAAGGTGCTCAATACAGAAAACTTCTTCAAGACAGAGAAAACGAAACCAGTTCATTTTTGGCAAGGGAAATCCCCTCCTCCTCTTTCTTAAAAGGGCTCAACGAAAAGATAAGCACTTTTGAGGCGGAAGCCTTAAAACAGGCTCGTGCTGAAAGCGCCATGACCGTCGGTGATATCGTCGGTGACCGTGGTGCATTATTACGCAAACTGCGAGATGCGACGGCTAAAGATAATAATGCTAATGCTGCTCGGATCTTTCAACGATTAGAGGGTTCGTTACTTGATGACCTTGAAGGGGTCCCAGGAAATGCGGCAAGCACTGCAAGAACGTTTAGTCGCACGTTACATGACTTCTTCACACGCACTTTTGTCAACGACGTTTTGACGTTCGATCGTACGGGTGGCCCTAGAATTGCTCCTGAAGTGGTACTTAGTAAAGCTTTCACAGGCAAGCCTGAAGACATAGCGTTGCGCTTTAGGGCAATGGAAAATGCGGTGAATATGCTTCCTGCTTTGTACGATGAAGCTGCGACGCTCGGTGGTCCTGGATCTCAGGAACGATTGGCAGCCATCACGCCAAAAATCCTTGCAGATGCAGCTGATCGAGTCGTTTCATTTAACGACGCTGCCGGTCGTTATCTTCGGTTGCTTGTCAACAATTTTGTTGACCCTGACACGGATCGAGTTACAAACCCAGAGGCATTACGTCGCTTTGTCAACAAAAACAAAGAACTTTTTCAACGATTCGGGCTCGCTGACATCGCTGACAATCCACGCCGCTTGGAAGAGTCTCTACGGACCACGCTTGATGCTAATAAGCCTGAGAATGTTCAGCAAAGGATCTCGGAGCTTGCTTTCGCCAATTTAATTGGCAACGAGAAACCTTACGTAACGATTGAGAATATCCTCAGTCAAAAGAACCCCAAGACTGCTCAAGAACTTCGTCGCCTTGTTCAGTTTGCAAAAGCTGCCGATTCCACGCTGTTCCAACAGCAGTTGATCCGTGTGCAGCGCATGGCCGATCAAGCAACAGCCAAGGCTGCGGAACTGGAGCAAGCAGGTATTCAAGGTCCGGAATTAGATGGCTTGACGCAGCAAGCGCAGCTTTATCGGTCGCGGGCAGCGGAATTGCAAGAGTTACTTGGCTTATCGGCAGGGTTTACTGGACCTGCAAAGCCGATTGACGCTATGAAAGGTTTACAAAAAGCTTTCCATGACTACGCGTTCATGAACGCCAGTGGCTCAACAGATCCAACAACGGGTGGCGGATTTAGTTGGAAAAAGTATTACGACACCTTCTTTGCACCGCTGCGTCCAAGAGAACCATCCCTGTCACAGACACTCGTTGACGCTGGCGTATTCACAGGCGCTGATATGAACCGGCTAAAGACCATGCTCGGTGAGGCTAGGCGCATTCAAGAATCACCTAAATTCCCAGGTAGGGCTGAGGAAGGTGAAGTGCTCAAGCGCGCTGACATGTTCACAGACTTGGCACTTCGCTTGATTGGTACGCGGATGTACGGCGGAAGCTCCCTGGTCATGGAAGCTGCCATGTCGCGCTTCATGCGCAACCTCTTTGATAACATGCCAGTCGAAGGAATTCGCCGGACGATTGAGCAGTCGATGCTTGATCCGAAACTTCACGCAGACTTGTTACGTCGAGGCGGCAATGCAAGGCAGGTGGCCTCTACGGGGCGACGTGTGTTTAATGCGCTTTACGGTGCGGGTATTACGGCCATGACGCCGGAAGATTTGTCCGAGGAAGAAGAGCGTTTGGCCGCTACGCCGCCCACTATGGCGGAGCGCACTGTAGCCCGTATAGAGAAAAAACTCCCGCCAGCACCGCCTTCACGCGGGCTTCTTGGCTCATTCGCCCCGGCTCAACAGCCCGGACGCCCTCAGGCACAGACTCCAAGCGGTCAGCCCAGTCCACAGGCGCGTGACATGCTGCGTCAGCTTTTCCCCTTTGACGCAGTGTTACGATAGAACCCCTCTACCCGCTCAAGCCAGCCTGTCTTGTATTGGCTGAACTCCCGTCCGGTGGTCGTGAATACCTGCGTACCACCGGATTGCATCGCCATCATCACCACACCCATCTCAATCTCGGTGCCAAATTGGTAGTCGTGCGCTAGCGCGTAAGCGGACAACTGGTGGAAGTAGTCCGTGATCCACTCATGGCGCTTCGGTTTATTGGACTGCTTAAAGTCAATGATCGCAGGCTTCCCTTTGTACAAGCCCACCATGTCCGTGGTCCCTGCATAGCGATTCGGAATATACAGAGTAACCTCCGAGCCCCACACTTCTGTGATATGTGAAAACTGCTCGTTGATCAGGCGATAGCCCATCTCGTAGCCCTTGATCGCTTCCTGCGTATAAGGCGCAGGCAGATCCTGCCCCGCAATCATGTGCTCGATCACACTGTGCATGTGCGTGCCGATCGTGGCGGCGGTCGTCTTGATGCGCTCGGCCTCCTCTTTGCCAACCCGCTGCACCCACTCGTCAATCTTGGCTTTATCCCTGGTTGACTCAAGGATGCGGGTCACGCTAGGTAATTTTTGATCACCATACGTGCGACCGCCTTCGCCGTCATGACGGGCAAGCTTTTCATAGTGATACTTCTCGCGGATAGGAATCAGATGAGCCATTGTTTAAGTTCCTCACCAAGGACTTGGGTTGCTATGTCAATCTTATCGCGCAAGGCTTTGACGATCTTCTCATCAATCGTCTTGGGTGATATCAAGTCAACGTAAGTCACCTTGTTGACTTGGCCTATCCGGTGAGCACGGTCCTCGGACTGCAATCGTTTTTCTAAATCAAAACTGTTGCTGTAATAGACAACGACACTTGCCGCTGTGAGCGTGATCCCGTAGCCGCCTGTCTGCGGGTTGCCCACAAAGAATCGCATCGGGGAGCTTGGATCCTGGAACTTTTCAATCACGCGCTGGCGCTCATCAAGCTTTGTGTCGCCGTAATAAACGCCCACCGAATCCATGCCATACGCTTTTTGCAGTGCAAGATGGATGTCCTCGATGTTGTGTCGATAGGTCGCCCAAATGATGACCTTGCCGCTTGTTTCTTCGATGACGTTGAGCAACTCTTGGATGCGGTTATTAGGCAACTCCTGTATGGTTCCATCATCAAGCTTCACGAAGCCGCATACGATCTGGTGCAGCCGCATCAGTTGCGTGAGCGCATTGACCGTGGATACCGTGCCTGTGGAGAACTGTGCAAGCGCCATGGCTTTCATCTGGTTGTAGGCAAGCGCCTGCTCATCGGTCAGGTCAACATCGCGCCGCACAAAAAGTTTCTCAGGCAGATCAAGGCACTCTTCCTTGGTGACTCTGAAACTGAACCGACTGACAAGCTTCTGCAACTCATCAAGCCGCTGGTATCCAATCACCTGCTTGAAAGCGTGCGTTGCAACACGGCGCTCGATCACCACTGCAAAGCGCGATTGGAACGCGTAGAAACTGTCCGTGCCCAAGCAATCGGAAGACAGGAAGTTGCACTGCGAGAACAAGTCCATCGGCGTCTTGGTCACAGGCGATCCGGTCATGATCCGGCGGAAGCGAGCGAGCCTTCCAGCTTTTGTAATGTTCTTGGTCCTTGCAGCGGTATGTGTTTTGATGGTTGTACTTTCATCAACGGCCATCAGCACCGTGTGCGACAAGACAAAGCGCTGTGCAAAGAGCTTGCCCTTGTCCGTTGAGAACGCTTCAACATTCATCACGAGAATCTTCAAGTCCTCGGTAACTTCAAAAATGGAATCCAGTGCAGCCTTCTCAGCCTTGCGCGGTGAGGGCGTCCACAGTGCTGCGCGGTAAACCACGTGCGCTGGCATGTGCTTTGGGATTTCTATATCGATCCAGTTTCTGTAGACGCCTTTGGGCGCTACGATCACCGCAGCGTTAACCTCGCCGTTGTCATAGAGCATTGCTAAGTTATTGATTAACATATAACTTTTGCCTGTGCCCATGTCAGCAAAAAGCGCTGCGAGAGGCTTGCGCCAGAACCGCTCCAAGTACGCTTGCTGGTGTGCGAAGGGTTTGTTTCGATACGGGTAATTCGCTAAATATTGCTCTTCCATCATTCTCCTTTCTTGCAGGACTTGCATGTCCTGAAATCGAAGTGTACACTCGGTTTTCGATTTGAGAAAGGAGAAAGGCGTTGGCTAAAGTCTATGCCGTTACTGAAACGGGGCAACACAACATCTCGTCTGCATTAGATTTTGGTGCGATCGAAGTGATCCTGCCAAACAATGTGCAAATTGCGTTTAGCGTTGCCCCCACCGTTGCTCGTGTGCAGCGAAAGCTTGAGAACTTCACCGACAACGATTACTTGCTTTTCATTGGTGACCCCACGGCGATCGGTATCGTAAGTGCCGTTGCAGCATCCAAGAACAACGGACGCTACAAATGTCTTAAGTGGGATCGTCTTGAAAGGCGTTACATTCCCATCCAGGTTGATTTGTTCCCCCAGAAAGGAGAAAGCCATGAGTGATATGTTTGAACAAGATGCCGATGCGCTCACCATTGGTGACGATAAGCTTGCCGGTATTGCCCAACTCGCCAAGCGTGCCAAACTCTTGGAAAAAGAAATCTTAGAGTTGGAGACAACCTTGTCTGAGCGTCAAAGCAATTACCGCAAACTGACCGAAGAAGCACTGCCCGAGGCCTTTGCAGAGCTTGGCTTAAAGAGCTTTGCTATGGAGGACGGCAGTAAGATCGAGGTCAAGCAGTTTTACAGCGCCACGATCAGCAAGGAGCGTCAGGCCGAGGCCTTTGCTTGGCTGCGTGAGCGTGGCTATGATGACATCATCAAGAACACAGTGACGGTGCGTTTTGGCCGTCGCGAAGATGAGCTTTGCGCTCGTCTACTGGATCTACTGTCAACGCAAGGCTACATGGCCGAGCAGAGCCAGAAGATAGAACCCCAAACTCTCAAGGCTTGGGTTAAGGAGATGCTAGTCAAGGGAAGCGAAGTGCCCACTGAACTTTTCGGTGTGTACGTCGGCAACAAGGCCAGCATCAAATCAGCGTAGTAACGAACCATTAATCACGAACCAAGGACCATGATCATGGCAAAAGCAGATGTTTCAGCAGTAGCAGTAAAGACGACGGGCACCGCACTTGCATTAGCCGATGCTTTTGAAGCCGATGCGGGAGCAGGCCTTGAGCAGATGAACAAGGATGACTTTGCGCTTCCTTTTCTGAAAGCTCTCACCAACAACTCTGATGAGATCGGCGTTGTTGAAGGGGCCATGCCTGGGATGATCTTCAACACAGTGACCAAGGAACTCTTCGACGGCAAGAAGGGTATCGTGGTTGTTCCGACCGCCTATGTACGGCAGTACATTGAGTGGGCACCGCGTGGCAGCGGTTCGTCGGGCGCGCCTGTGCAGATCTACCCAGCAACGTCCGATATCCTCAGTCGCACCAATCGCGTTCCGGGCGACAACAAGGACTATCTGGACAACGGGAATTACATTGAAAACACCGCTAATCATTACGTGATGATGGTGGATGAGGAAGGTATCCCGACCCCTGCACTGATCGTGATGAAATCCACGCAACTGAAGAAGTCCAGGAAGTGGAACAGCATGATGATGTCCGTCAAACTGATGGGCAAAAACGGTCCTTACACGCCGCCAATCTACAGCCAGATGTATCGGCTGACGACCACGGCTGAAAGTAATGACAAAGGCAAGTGGTACGGTTGGGAAGTTGAGCGCATCGGCTCGATTCCAACGGATCAGATTGCCTCGGTTTACATGCCTGCAAAACAATTTGCAGAGTCTGTAAGTCGTGGGGAAGTGAAGGTTAAGCACGAGTCCGAAGCCGGAGAAGTGCAAGACGCCAATATCCCGTTCTGATTGACCTGGGGGAAAGCCGGATGACCGGGGAGTACCCCGTTGTGAGAAAGCCAGAAATGACTGACATCAAACGCTTCAAGGCGATCTTTGAGGGATTGGATATCGCCTACGGAACCTACCGGATTGAGAAGGCGAGGGGAGATGGCAAGCAAGCGGGAAAGGCCGTGGTGGTTAGACAACCACCAGTGGATGAGCTCTGGGAAAAGCATCTGGAAGGTGTTGAGCCTTCTCTTGGTATTATCCCTATCCGGGCTGATAATTCTTGCATTTGGGGCTGTATTGATATTGATCAATATCCCCTTGATCATCGCAGCGTTGTGGAGAAGATCAAGACGCTGAACCTGCCCCTCGTGGTCTGCCGCAGCAAATCAGGCGGCGCGCATGTGTTTGCGTTTACCAAGGAACCGATCCCTGCCGCTGACATGCGTCAGTACCTCACCGCCTGTGCAGCGCTGCTGGGTGAGTCAGGCAGAGAGATCTTTCCCAAGCAAAGCGAGATTCTTGTTGACCGTGGCGATACGGGCAACTTCTTAAACCTACCCTACTTTGGCGGCGATGAAACGCTGCGCTATGGCATTAAGAGCGATGGCACGGCAGCTACGCTTGAAGAGTTTTATCGTTTATATGACGATGCGGTGCAAGACCAACTCGTTGCACCCGAGGCCCCTGCAAAGCCTGAGCAGCCCATCAAGGATGGTCCGCCTTGTTTACAGACGCTGTGTTCACAGGGCTTTCCTGAAGGCACAAGAAACAACGGCCTTTTTAACATCGGCATCTACCTCAAGCGCACGGGTGCGCACAACTGGGAAGACAAGCTTGCCGAGCACAATCAAAAGTACTTTGGTCCCCCATTGGGACTGAGCGAGTTGCAGGTTATCGTTAAGCAACTGACCAAAAAAGATTACAAGTACAAGTGTAAAGATGCGCCGATTAATTCTTTTTGTAATGCTGGCCTTTGTCGCACTCGCAAGTTTGGCGTTGGTGCCGATGGTCCTGATGCTCCTCAAATGTCTGCCCTCTCCAAGTACAACAGTGAGCCTCCACTATGGTTCTTGGATATCAACGGCAGGCGCGTTGAGCTCGATACGGAGAGTCTCTACAACCAAGCGGCGTTCCAAAAAGCGTGCATGGACAAGATCAACCTCTTACCGCCCACGCTACGCAAGCAAGACTGGGAGCAAGTGCTCAACGCCTTACTGCGTGAGATGGTCGAGCTAGAACAGATTCAAGAGGCATCCGAAGACACCACCATCACAGGGCGATTCACGGCGCTTCTGGAGGAGTTCACCACGCACATTCAGCAGGCCATGGACCGTGATGAAATCCTCATGGGCAGGCCCTGGGTGGATGAAGAGGATCAGAAGGTTTACTTCCGCATCAAGGATCTTGAGGATCACCTCACGCGCAATAACTTCAAGGGCCTGAGCGCACCGAAGATGGCCCAGCGGCTGCGTGATCTTGGCGGTGAACCATTACCCATGTTTCTCAAAGGCCGCACCACACGCGTGTGGCGTATCCCATGCTTCCCGAAACAAGAAGCACCCTTTGAGACGCCAGCAGCTAAACAAGCGAGTCCGTTCTAATGAGCACGCAAAAGGTATTCGGCCCTCCAGGGACGGGCAAGACCACGTACCTATTGGGCGTGGTGCAAGACGAGTTGTCCAAGGACACCGCCTCAAACAAGATCGGCTACTTTGCCTTCACACGCAAAGCGGCTAACGAGGCGCGTGATCGGGCGATCGTGAAGTTCCCGCACCTGAACCCTACTACGGACTTCCCGTGGTTCAGGACGCTTCATTCGCTGGCCTTTCGCTGCCTTGGGATTAACAAGAGCGAGATGATGCAAGATGAAAACTACAAAGAGTTTGGCAGAAGCTGTGGTTTGGAGATCGCTACAGAAAACGACACCGATGGGTTCGTAGCGCGAGCAGACAACGCCATTCTGAACGAGATCAACCTTGCACGGATCAAGGGCCTTGATCTGAAGACCCACTATAACCAGTCCTCGCTCGATATTGAGTGGTTTCACTTCGAGTATGTGGAGCGCGCCTATCGCCAGTACAAAGGCGAGAATGGACTGCTTGACTTCACCGATCTGCTTGAGTTGATCGTGCAAGAACCCAATCGCTTACCGCGCCTTGATGCACTGATCGTGGATGAATCGCAAGATCTCTCGCGCCTTCAGTGGCAGTTAGTCAAGGATCTTGCCAAACGCTCCACGCGTGTTTACCTAGCGGGCGATGATGATCAGGCGATCTACAACTGGGCAGGTGCTGATGTTGATTCGTTTCTCACCTTCCCTGGCGAAGTCAAGGTGCTGGATAAGTCTTACCGTATCCCTGCAAAGGTTCACGCCTTAGCCGAGCGCGTGGTTAAGCGCATCCACCATCGACAGCCCAAGGAGTGGTCTGCTCGTGATGAGCAGGGCAACATCCAAACCTATAACCATTTTTCCCAGGCCGACATGACCGATGGCGAGTGGCTCGTGATGGCCGCTGCAAACTACATGCTGGATGAACTGCCTGAGTGGCTCAAGAGTCAAGGGCTGCTTTTCGAGCGCCATGGACAACGGAGCATTGGCGAGAAGGTGCTCGCAGCGGTCTATGGTTGGGAAGGGTTGCGCAAGGGCAATGAGATCCCGCTATCGGTTGCTAAGACGATCTACTCGTATCTCGACCCAGGGCTCATTGCTAAAGGATTTAAAACCTTGAACAGTGCGCCCGAGGATCGGATGTACTCGATCAAGGATCTGCATGCGAGGTGGGGCCTGTTGACCGATGGCATCTGGCACGAGGTGCTGACCAAGATCAGTGCAAGCCAGCGCCAGTACATCATTGCTTTACTTCGACGCGGTGTGAAATTAAATGCAGCACCGAAGATAAAACTTTCCACGATCCATGGCGCAAAAGGTGGAGAAGCTGATAATGTTCTACTTTTGACAGACCTGTCTACCAAGTTTGCCAAAAGTTATGACACTAACCCCGACGACATCAATCGGTTGCTCTATGTTGGTATCACGCGCACTCGTAAAACCTTGCACTTGGTCATGCCACGCAGCAACCAGAAAGGCTTTCGACTGTGACGCTACCACTATTCCCGCCCACCTCCGAGTGGGTTCCCCCGGCCTCTTTTCCCGATCTATCTGACGCCAAGGAGATTGCAATTGATCTGGAAACGTGCGACAGAAACATGGAACGGTTCGGCCCCGGATGGCCAAGAAATGATGGTTACATTGTCGGCTACGCCATTGCTGTTGAAGGATGGCGAGGCTACTACCCAGTTGCTCATGAGGGTGGAGGTAACCTTGACCGTGGGATTGTTGAGCGATTCATTCGACGTGTGCTTGACCTTCCATGTCCCAAGATCATGCACAACGCCGCCTACGATCTTGGATGGCTTCTCGCCTCTGGATTTAATGTGCGGGGTCGAATCATTGACACCATGGTCGCTGCTGCTTGCATCGATGAAAACCGATTCAGCTACGCCCTCAATGCCCTCGGTTTCGATTACCTCAAAGAGGTCAAATCTGAGCAGGGACTAAAGGAAGCCGCACAAGACTTTGGCGTCCATGCCAAGAAAGAACTCTGGCGCTTGCCTGCCATGTTTGTGGGCGAGTACGCCGAGCAAGATGCTGCGCTCACGCTTAAGCTTTGGCAGCACTTCAAGACGGTCTTACGCAAGGAAGAAGTTGAATCGATCTTTGATCTAGAAACTGAACTTCTACCTGTGCTGGTTGGCATCACCAAGCGGGGCATCCGCTTTGATCGCGATCGAGCAACCAAGCTCGTGGGCGAGATGCAAGACAAAGAAGCCCAACTGGTTAAGGCTATTCGCAAAGCCTGCGGGTCGCCCGTGGACATCTGGGCCGCAGCCAGCATCGCTACAGGGTTTGACAAACTCGGGATCCATTACCCAAGGACCACGAACGGACTGCCAAGCTTTACCAAAAGTTTTCTTGACACGCACGAGCACCCGATCTGCAAACAGATCGTTGAAGCACGCGAGCTCAACAAGACCCACGGCACGTTCTTGCAGCCTTACTTGGACTTCTCTGCGCACGATGGCCGCATCCATCCGCACATCAACCAGATCCGATCCGACGATGGCGGCACGGTCACAGGCAGGCTTTCCATGGCCAATCCTAATCTTCAACAGGTCAGCGCAAGACACGAGGTTCTTGGTCCATTAGTCAGGGGGCTTTTCCTTCCGGAGGAGGGTCAAAAATGGGCCGCAAACGACTTCTCGTCTCAAGAACCAAGGATCTTGATTCATTACGCACATTTATTAGGTCTTTCTGGTACTGACGAAGTCGTGAAGGCTTATCGAGAGAATCCGAGAACAGACTTCTATCAGATCGTAGCCGACGCAGCGAACGTGCCACGGAAGGTTGCGAAGACATGTATTGCAGAAGGCCAACTTGTACTCACTGATAGTGGGCTAGTCCCCATTGAAAAAATAACCACGGCACATAAGGTATGGGATGGGGTAGAATGGGTGAACCACGATGGCGTGGTGTTCATGGGTAACAAGGAGGTAATCACCTATGGCAATCTCACCGCAACACCGGATCACGACATCTGGACAGTCGAATCAGGGAAGATTTCTCTCGGGCTCGCAGCATCAAGACTGGAGACACCTATACGAACCGGAAATGCTGGGCAAGCAATTCGGTATGTGGACAGTGGTCAGCAGGGAGATCCAACGTCGTGGCAAGCATCACTATACAAGGGTGCGATGCGCCTGTGGCGTCGAGGACTGGAAGGTTTTAGACAACTTGAAACGTGGGAAGTCAAAACAATGCAACTCCTGTGCCATGACGGAGCGTCATCGTCTGGCGGGCAATTTATTAGTCTCTTCCCGTGGGGTATCTCTTTTACAAAAAAGAGCGGTTTCAATCCTCCAACGCTGCAACAATCCAAACGACAAGGGTTATGCTCATTATGGAAGTCGTGGCATAACTTGCGAGTTCGAGTCGGTCAAGGAATTGGTGGAGTATTTGCTCACAGTGTCCCCAGCCGAGGATTGGATTGGCAAACAGATCGATCGGATCGACAACGACAAGGGTTACGTACGTGGGAACATTCGGTGTGCCACGTCCTCACAGAACAGTGCCAACCGTCGCATAACACGCTATGTTACGTATCGTGGTCAGAGAGTTTGTTTAGGTCATGTTTGGCATCTTGTGAAAACGGATCACCCAAACTTCCAGTTTACGAGCGGTTGGACAGTGAAGCTGATCAAACAAGGTGTGGAGCCCGATCAATTGCCCACGTATCAACGCGTCGGTATGCGAAGGTGTACGACATACTCAATGCCGGACCCCGCCATCGTTTCACTGTATCGAACGCCTTAGTATCAAATTGCACCCTGGCCATCATGTACGGCGCCGGAAAAGCAAAGATGGCTCAACAGCTTGATATGCCTCTAGATGAGGCCAGTGAACTCATCAAAACCTTTCATCAAAAAGTGCCCTTCTTGCGTGGCACCGTGGATGCCGTGATGCGCCGGATCGAGCATCGCGGATCCGGTGGCGCGATCCGTACCTTGTTAGGACGCAAGTGCCGCTTCCCGCTTTGGGAGCCCACTGAGTGGGGTATCAATAAGGCACTGCCCTTTGAGGAAGCCTCCATCAAATATGGACCAAGAATCAAGCGTGCAATGACCTACAAAGGACTGAATCGATTGATTCAGGGGTCAGCAGCGGATCAGACCAAGAAGGCTATGGTTGAACTTCATAAAGCAGGGTTTGACCTTTTGCTTTCCGTGCATGACGAGCTTGCGCTATCCGTGAACAAGCGTGAAGAGGCTGAAGAGGCCGCACATATCATGGCTAATGCTGTGCAGCTTGAAGTACCGTCAGTAGTGGACGTTGAGATAGGTGAGACGTGGGGAGCGTCGATGGGATGAGCATCTTTACACCGTTCTCCATGGGCTGCATAATGATTGCGGTAGTGTCCATAGCTACCTCTCCTGTTGTTGTCTTCCCGACGATGTTGGCCCGTGGTCCAAGGATCACGGGTCTTTTTTATGCCTACTAAAAAGAAGTCCAAGAAGGGCCGACCACGCTTATGGTTTAAGCGTGAGAAGAAGGTTGTCTCGCCTTCGCGCAGACAAACAAAACCCTGGTGTACGGTGATGCTGCCGTTAGAAGCTTATGCCATGCTCACGGAGTTGAGTGAGTTTCATATCGTTTCTCGCTCCACCATCGCACACCGCTTGATCTACGCAGAGTTTTTACGTACACTTTCTCGCGTAGACCCCGAGAAAGCTAAAGAAATGGAGAAAGAATTTGAAGCGCGCTTTCACAATCCCGTTATCGAACGTGTTGAATGAATTAGAAGTATTTGTTCAATACGAAGTCCTGCCAGCCGAAGCTGGATTGCCTGAGCAGATCGATATCAAAACCGCATGGCTTGATCTTGAACATCAAGATAGGCCAAGACGTGTCAACATTCTCGGCGCATTGACAGAATCTAATCTCATGCTTTTAGAGGACGAAGCCTTTGAACACCATCGAACCCTACAGAAACCTATCCCGGAGCGGGATCCGCGCCAACTTGAACTACTACCAGACCCGTATGGACCGGTTGAGGCGGGAAATACGCGAGTTGGAATTCCAGTATCAATTGAACATCTGCGCGTACTCGTGGATGATTGACGACCAAGGAGAAACCAATGCAACACCTGACCGACCAACTTCGGCTGATGGCCGAGCAAATGACTGACAGAGAAGACGCGCGCACGATCATGTACGCCGTTAATCACATCGAAGCTGCCAAGGTGTGGAAGCTTCGTTGGGCCGAGGCTGATGAGAAGTTGCACAAGCTGCACGAGATGCATGACAAACTACTGAGGGAATACAATGAATACAGAAAGCAACACGGAGACTGACTTTCCTATCAGTCCTGAACAGATGAAATGGCCGTTCAGAACTAAAGAAGAGCAAGAAAAAATTATCAAATGGCGACAAAAACAAAAAAGACGTGATAAAGTAAATGAACTCAGCGATGTTGAGTTAGCACCTTACTGATACAGGAGAAAGAAGATGGAAGAACGTCAATGGAAGTCCGGTTCAGATGTCCTAGCAAGGTTTCGTAATCAGCCTGCTGCCAAGACGCTTACGCGTTTTGATCTGCGTGGTGCAAAGGAGATTGATAGCCAGCCCATCGAAGAAGTCGAGTACAGCTTTCGCGGTGTTGGCCTTGCAGTCAACATTAAGCGTGAGCCACGCGAGACCTGGATCCCACCGAGTGAGGATCCTTTTTACAAGGCCAAGTGGTCTTTTTACAAAGCTCTATTTTCAACAGGAGAGTAATCATGAAGAACAAACGTAAAGAAGACGTTGCACCAGAGGCACCTGCCAAGAAGGTTTCACCCTTGAAAGGCCGCAAGCTTGGGCCACGCAAAAAGCCTTCGCCCCTGAAGGGACGCAAGCTTGGGCCCTCACTCTTGAAAGGCCGCAAGCTCGGTCCTCGCAAGCCCAAGAAGGAAGGGATCACTCGCGCTCAAATTGCCAAGGAACTCGAGCCTGGATTGAACGCGCTCTTTGGTCTGGAGTTCAAGAATACGGTACAGGCACCAAGTGTTAATACGATTTTACAAGAGCGTGCGCTGCAATATGGCACCTTTGTCTCGCTTGCCAAGACGGCGCAAGAGTTTAAGTCAGTGCTCTACAGGGAGCTTGGCTCAAGGAACAAGCGCCTTGCCGATGACCAAGCAGAAGCTTTGGACATGATCATCCATAAGATTGCCAGAGTAATCAACGGCGATGCCAATCACGTTGATACTTGGAATGACATTGCGGGCTACGCCACACTCGTTGCCGAGCGGCTGCAAGGCAGGACGCTATGAGCCCAGACGACGATTTAGAAAAGACCGTTGAAGCAAGCAAGGATCTGCTAACTAAGGCTATCGAGCTTTTCAATGATTATGACGCCGATGAAGTGATGTACGTGATCAGTTGGTTGATGGGCATTCATGTGCATTACGTTGTTGATCGTGAACTGATGACCGAAGATGAAGCTTTGAACACCGTGCTTTCACTGGTTAAAACGGCCTACATCGCTCAAGGGGAGGATGACAATGACTAAAGATCACGAAGCCATTGTTCACGTGATCAAGGTGGCGCTTGATCATCACGAGTGGCGTCTTGTGCGCCATCTCACGCGGCTTATCGAGATCCTGGATGCTGATGATGAGGCCCAAGATCCAGCGTTCATGGCGCGCTATAGCAATCCAGGAGGCACCGAGTGAAAGGCATGGCGTCATTTGAGAACCGTGAACTGATCCTGGAGCTTCGCTCACGGGCCAAGGACCACGGGTTCAAGGAACTGCGTAAGATCAACAAGC